GTTCTTTTCTGAACCTTACTTTGTTTCTTCGAATCTGTCCAACTCTTTGCTTTTCACTTAAATTTTTCATCTTAAAAATAACTCCAGACCTTTTGATTCTTCTTTTTCTTTTTTAGCAAACTCTTTAATAGCTTGGTCTTTTACCCTTACAGTACTAATTCTTTGTCTTAATGTATCGACATAGGCCATAGTTTCCTGTGCGGTTTCATTATCCATACCAGCTTGAACAAAGTCCTCAATACCCATTTTTTCAATGAATCTGAATTTAATATCCTGCTGTCTCTTCTCTTTAGTAATTCGTCTAATAAAAGCAAAGTAACAAATCTGGGTAAAGTAACTAAAAGCATTAGGCTTACCTGTTCTTGTAGCAGTATCGATATTATAATTACCAACTGCTCTTAAACAGTTTTCAACTGCATCCATTACCATTTCTTCTCTATAGGTATATCGAACAAAGTTAGGACGATGTGAAAGCCCCTCTGCAATACGAATAAAACATTTGGCTATGTAATCCGTAACCTTAGGTAGATCTTTTTCTTTTTTTCTACATTCTCTCGCTTCAACAGCATAATCAAATACTGCTTGAGAGAATTCCTTATTGTTGACGTAATGTGCCTTGTTTTTCTGGCTCATTTGTATCCTCCATAATAATAGTATATTATACCATAGTTTTCAGTAAAAGTAAATCCCTTTTTTTTCATTTTAGGGGTTTACAAAACACGTTTTTTATGATATAATATTATAGTTACCCCGGGAAAGAGGAGAGTAATAATTAATGGATAGTCTTACCTTCACTCTCACTCTCACTCTCATCAGGGGGATAAAGCTCATCCAATTCTTTTAATATATCTAAATCAGATCTATATTGGGGTTGCTTAAATTTATTCATCTTTAATGCAAATTGTACATAAGCATTCTTAGCATCATGTGCAATAGAAACATGTTGTATAATGTCAGACTTTAAGATTTTAAATGATTTGGTATCACTGAATGGAAACCATGGTGTAAACTGATATCCACCCATTATATTATTATGTACTAATACGGGGGATTCAATAATAAAGTTATCATCATTTTTCACTGCTACGAGCCCAATGATCTCTTCACCATTTAATAATTTAAAATGTCTTATGTTTAACTCTTCCATATTATATATTTATATCATGTAATTTATAATTAAATTTCTCTTTACTATAAATTTTTATGCGCTCGGCAGCGTGATCGAGCGTGTAATTCTTTTTAGATTTATATTGTAGATCATCTGCTATGTCAAATACCTTTGTATTCCTACCATCATCGCTTTTTCTTAATCCTCTTCCGATACTTTGTAATACCCTAATTTGCGACTTACTTGGTGAAGCAAAGATGATATTGTGTAAATTCCTAATATTAATACCAGTAGAAAAAGTCCCAAGACTTGCAACGATAATTGCGTCTTTCTCTTTCTCGGTAATCTCACGGACTGATTCTCTTGTGTCAACATCTGTTTCTCCTGATACGTAAAAAAGTTTTCGATTTTCTTTTATTTTGGTTTGTAATAATGAATGTAATGGTTTACCATGTTTCTCAACATAATTGAATAACACTAATGTATTACCTGATTGATCTAAAGCCAGATTGGCAATAAAATTATTCCTTGGATCATACTGTACAATAAAATCTAATTCTTGCTGATATGTAGTCTTAGTCATGGCTTTACATATCTCATCACTATACTTTAATATTAAAACATTAATATCTAACTCACTCAGTGATTGTTCATCTATTAATTTCTTTGTTGTTGTCACTTGATGTACTGGACCAAATAAGCCTTCCAATACTAATTGGTGTGTTTGGGTCCCATCTAATGTTCCTGTGGTACCTATTCGATATTCAGCATTAACACATTTTTCTAATATAGCTGTAAGTGATTTAGCTTTAAAGTTATGGGCTTCGTCTCCCACTACCATACCAAAATCCTCAAACCATGGAAGCCTTTCTTTGTATATTGATTGCCAGGTTGTTATAATGATTCTTTTGTCTATATTATATTTTTCTCTACCAGAATAAATCCTATGGCATTCCTCTTCATGATTCCATTCATCAGTCTGTGAATAATCACCAAAGTCAGCATACATTTGTTCAACTAATGATGTGGTTGGTACTATTAATAAAACATTTAAGTCATGTGCTTCAAGGAATGTTCGAATGGCTAGGTATATAATAAGTGATTTGCCTGATGCGGTAGGAGATAGTAATAAACTTTTTTTATGTTCTAATGCATGCTGTAAAGCGTCTAATTGGTAATCTCTAGGAGTAATTTCTTTACCACCAGCCGTAAGTGGCCAGTCGGTTATTATTCTATCGTATTGTTCATAAGGATCTGGGTTACCATTTTTATTATCAGCTACTATAGTATAACCACGAGTTTCGCAAAACTCTTTTAAATATTTGTATAAACCTGTATATAGTGTCTTTTTTCTCTGATCAAACAAACGAATCTTACCATCCCACATACGATTGCGATATGCAGGCATAAAACGATAACCAGGAACAAAGAAACAGAAGTGTTCTGATAGCTCTTGTTCAACTGACCTTTCACATTCTATGTGTAGAAAGCTTTCGTTTTGTTTAGAGATAATAAGGGATTCCATTACATGCCTGATGTAAACTTGTGCCACTCAATGGCATTTTTTACTGATTGATGTCTCCATTTAATATTATCCATAATCTCTTTTAATGTATCAACCATTTCCTGAGTATAAGCTATTTTGGATTGATGTTCCTGTATAATAGGATCTGCATCGTAATATTTATCCATATCACCTTTTAATACAGTCAGACCATTTAAAGGATCATAGTCCCAGCCTTTTGTATCTAATTCTTGCTGAGATAGTTTACCATTATAGTGATTAAATTTATCACGCAAAAGTACTTTAAATTCAAGTTCAAGCTTCTTTAAACGAAGTTTATTGACTGAATATAATTCTAGGTATTTGGAGTGTAGTTTGGCGGATTCTCTGGAAGCGTTCCCTAGATCCATTTCATCTATAACACTATCCTTTTTCCACATTTCAATTATTGATTCTAAATTATTCATAATGTATATTATACCACATTTCGTGGCATTTGTAAACTTATTTATACAAATTCAAAATTGGTATATGAGAAGGTTACATCCAGTTGAGCATATTCAACAGTATCTGATTGTGCATCAAATTCAACAGCACTCATACTTGTTGGAAATACTCCATTAAATTTTATTTCCTTTGTAACATTATTATGTGATGAAAGTATTAATAGTGTTGCGTCGACTTTAAAATCCTCAGCATTCTTTGCTTGAGCCAAATTATGCATCCAATCAAAGGTTTCGGTATATGTTTCCATATCCTCTGTAATATTAACTCTCAGTGCTAAATCATCAAAGGTTAATCTATCACCAGTAAAGGATAAATTGACTCCACGATATGGTGTTTCAATTGGACTTAAATTGAGCGAAGGTAATGTACCACCTACAGCAAAGTATTCCAGGTTAGGATATAATGTGTCTATTTTAAATTGAAACCCGACTGGGCTCAAAAAGTTTTTATTTGTAGTTAATGTTGCCATAATAGTATTTATACAAAAAGAAAAGGGGAACCGAAGCTCCCCTTTAAGTTGAGTGTTAAACTCTGGCTTACACCATAATGTCGTCTACTCTGAAGATTCTGAAGTATTGGTTAGATCTATCTGAACCGACACCATTTGCAGCTACGTATGGGTTTGCGACCATTCCGTATCTGGTTTTGAATCCTATTCTTGGTTGGAAATCGTTCTCACCAACGGCTTTAACCATTGTTAATGGAACGTATGGGCAGTAGAATAATCCTGCGTCATATGGGTTAGACCCTCTGTAACCAACACATACAAAGTCAACAGTTGAATATGGATCAATGTAAACTTTAACTCTTCCGTTAAGAACACCAGCAAATGTATTACCTGTGTCATCAACATTTAAGTTAGCTGAAAGAGCAGGTGTGTAATCTAACATACCAGCAGCTGCTAGAGCTGAAGCAACATCAGAAGAACAAAGAATAAAGTTACCTTTACCTCTTCGTGTTTCTTTAGCGATTACGTTACACTCTCTTTCGATTTGCATGATTAAGCCTTTGAATCTCTCAACCATCCATCTGCCGTCTGAGTCAGTGTTGACATCAAATACACCAGATAGTGCTGTTGAATTCTGAAGAGCACCAATCTTAGCAGTTTTAAGAACTGTTCTAACAACTTCTCTGTTGATCTCTGCAAGGATCTCAGCAGATAGAATGTTAGCCAATTCGCCTTCAGCATCCAATCCGTGGATTGCTTTAAGGTCTTGTGCTAATTCCATTGTGTACTCAGCTTTAAGAGCTCTTGATTTAGCTGTTACAGTTGATTTCTCAATTGAAAAAGCCATCTCATTGAAAGAACCGTCGCCAGTTCCACCAACTCCCAATCTCTCTGCAGCTGATGTACCTAGACCTTCACCGTATGTTGAAACTGTATCAGCTTCGTCTGCGATTGTGCCATCAGTATCAGCATCTGTTACACCACTTAATCCTGTTGGATCAGCTTGATGTGTACCAGTTCCTGAGAAGTCAGTATCAGCTTCATTGAATAAAGCTTCAGTACCGCCCTGAGTTGAGTATTTTGATTTCATTGCAAAGATAAGTCCTGTAGGACCACTCATTGGTTGTACACCAGCGATATCATATGCAATCAAGTTAGGCATTGCTCTACGAACTAAAGAGATTAATACTGGATCAAAAGTTCCAATATTACCACCACCAATGTTATTTGGTGCAGCAGCTTCAGAAATAAAATTTCCTTGTGCTTGTGCTCTTTCTTCTTGTAGGGCAATTTCCTGATTTTCTAACAAGCGAGCTGTTACAGCTTTCTTGTATCTGTCTTGGATTTCAGGAGCTGCTTCGTGATCGAGAACAGGACCCCATTTTTCCATTAGTTTTGCGTCTGCGTTAAACATTTTTGTTTTCCCTATTTTTTACTTTTTAAAGTTAGTTATAGCTTGTGTGTATTTAGCCATAGACTCAGTTACAGTTTCTTCTGAAACCTCACCGTCGCCTAATAAACTATCAACCTCATCCACTGATTCAGTAACCTCTTCAGATTTGAAGTATGATTCTTTAACAGTTTTAACTTTCATTTCAAAAGTTTCTTTGTTATCGAATTCAATATCTTCAACCAAAGATGCTAATTTCTCAGCTTCAGTTGTAGCAAGCCCTGAAGATTGTTCTCTGACAACTTCTTGCTTTTCAAATTCTTGAACAGTAGTGTGTAGTCTGATATTATCTTCTGTGGTTTTATTTAAAGCCTCTTCAAGCTCAGTGACTGATTCGTTGAGTTCATCAACCAAGTCTACCTTACCTTCAGGAACTTCGATATAGTGTTCTTTGAACACGGATTGAAGTGAAGTCATAAAGTCTTCAGCAATTTCAGTCCTAAGACCGTTTTGTACTGCAACTTCATTTTCTTTCATCCATCCTTCAACAACGTAGTTTAAGTATGAATCTACTTTTTCTACTAATGAAGTTTGAACTTCTGATACTTCTTCTTCGAGATTTTGCGCATATTCTGCTTCAAGTCTATCAATTTCTTCGCTTAACTTACTTGTAAGTACTGCTTCGAAAATGGCAGATGCTTTGTCACGGAATCCGTCTGAAAGTGTAGCTTCTTCCTTGATGATTGCGTCGATATCTTCTTCAAAATCAATTGACTCAACCTTAGCTTTCGCTTTAGGTTCAGGCATTTTACCTTTGACTGCATTTGATGCGTCATCGGCTGATTTAATAGATTCTTCTTCACCATCAATAGTTACTAACTTAGCAAACATTTTTTGTGCGTCTTCTTTTTTTGCTTTCTTAAGCATTTCGACTGCTGCTTGAATTACGCCAGCTTTAGTTTTTGGAGTTTGAACAGTTTCCTTCTTAGGTTCATGCTCTTCTTCCTCGTCCTCGTGCTTGCCTTCTTCTAAAGCTTCAACTTCCTCGTCTAAAATTTCCTCATTTTCAACGAGCTCTTCAGTTGTTTCTTCAGAAACTTGCTCTTCAACTTCAACAGTTTCAACTACTTCTTCAGCGTTATTTAAAACGTCGTCTGACATAGTATTCTCCTATGATTTTAGATTTAACTTAGAGAGGAAATTTTTAAAAGCTCGTATTTCTACATCCTGCAAATCCTTGCGAGGAGCACTCTTAATTTCAGTCTCAATTATTTCAATATCTTGTTGACGAATTAGCCCATTATCCCATACCCATTCAACACCTTCCATAACTCCATTTACAAATGCACTTGGAGCTGAAGGGTCCTGAACAATATCTACAGTTGATAACATAAAGTCATCTCCCACATATTGAGCGCCGTTCTTTTGTACAAGACTTCCCATACCACGACTTGATACACCAAGCTTAACTCCACCTTCGAGTAGTCCTTCGACTATTTGTCCCATAGGGGTCTTTAAGATTGATGCCTTACCCACAACATCATTTCCTTGCCAATGCAAGTCTGTGATCTTGTGCGAAACTTTATCCAGGTTTACTGTTGGTCCTTCTGGATGATTTAACTCTCCAACAGCTCTTCCTGTTTTAACTTGTTCGTTTATATACTTTTCTACGGCTCTTTCCATAGTTTTCTTTTCGTATATACGACCGTTACGATTCTTTTTGTTCGATTGCATAAATACGCCTTCGATAAAATAGTTCTTAGAACCATCCTTCTTGGCTTCGCAAATCGTTTCCAAATTCTGTTCTACAT